CTGAGCACCGATAGAACCTGCATATCCCGTATCTCCTTGATCACCGGCTCTTGCAAGAGTTAAAGCAGTAAGAGTACTATCACCGAGAACTGTGTTAGCTCCAGCATCACCCGAAAGGAATGATATAGGAACAGTAGCATAAGATCCATTATCAGTTAACGAATCAATTATCATGAATGTGGCATAATTTGAATTATTGCCAGAAGTTGATATCTTAAAATGCCCTTTGATACCCGATGTGGAACTATCGATAATCAATAAAGAATTAAATGCGAATTGAAAATCTATAGCGCTTTTGTTGATATACAAAAACGTAGAATTAGCAAGAGAAGTATTGCTAAATCTTAAAGAACCTGCACCTGGATCTGAATTCTGCGTGTTAGCAAAATAAAAATATAGGAAAGTCGTGCCCCCAAAAGCTCCTGGTATACCCTCAAGGCCTTGAGATCCTGTGAATCCTACACCCTGAGATCCTGTATAACCGATAGAACCCGTATATCCTAGGTCACCATAAGATCCAGTATATCCTGTAATTCCTTGAGAACCCGTATAACCGATAAGTCCTTCAGATCCTGTATAACCCAGATCGCCGTAGGATCCAGTATATCCTGTAATTCCTTGAGAACCTGTATAACCGATAAGTCCTTCAGATCCCGTATATCCGAGATCACCTCGAGATCCTGCATATCCAATCGGACCTTCAGATCCTGTAAATCCTAATGAACCGATAGAACCCGTGTATCCTGCGCCAGCAGATCCTGAAAATCCTACACCTTGAGATCCTACATAACCCGTTGAACCAAACGATCCTGTATAACCAAGATCTCCTCGAGATCCTGCATATCCTAAAGGTCCGATATTTCCTTGGATTCCTTGATCACCTCTAGATCCTGCATAACCGATATCGCCGAGCGAACCTGTATATCCTAAGGATCCTGTATAACCAAAGGAACCAAAAAATCCTGTATCACCTTTAGAACCTGTAAATCCTATGGATCCTGCATAACCGATATCGCCGAGCGAACCTGTATCACCTTTAGATCCTGTATATCCGACAGAACCTGTGAATCCTATGGATCCTGTGAAACCCGTATCACCTTTAGATCCTGCAAACCCTACAGACCCAACAAATCCCACAGAACCTGTGAATCCAATATCACCCTTAGAACCAGTATATCCAAGATCACCTAGAGATCCTACAAACCCAACAGAACCCGTGAATCCTATGCTTCCTGTAAATCCTACGTCACCTTTTGATCCTACGAATCCGGTGTCACCTTTAGAACCCGTAAATCCGATATCACCCTTTGATCCCGTAAATCCTAGAGATCCTGTGTATCCCGTATCGCCGATATCACCTGTTCTAGCAAATGTCAATATCACATTTGCATTATCGACAAAAGTCGTAGCTCCAGAAATATATGCTATAGGAACATCAAAAAAGTTTGATGTATAGGTATGAGATCCTATGATGCTAAATAATGTGAAACTGTCCGTATTGGCAGCGCTCGTGATAGTGAACTGACCTTTGATTGCTGAAGTAGAATCATCAATCGTCTCTAAGAACGTATACGTAGAAGTAAAGAATTTATCATTTTCACTGATGTATAGGTGTGTAGCATCTGCTAACGATGTATTGCTGAACCTTACAAATCCGTCACCAGGATCTGTATTTGCGGTAGAATCATCAAATGTATAGTCAAAAGCTGCACCACCAAATGCACCGGTCGGACCGATAGATCCTACAAATCCAGTATCATTGATAGTAAGAGTCGTCCCAGAAACTGTATAATCTACATCGGGTGTCTCGATCAGACCATTGACGAATACTAGAATATGTGCTGAGTTAGAAGTCGAATCTGACAGCGTAAATTGAGTATTGCTACCATTTGCAGTATACCTAGAAAATTTATACGGACGGCCGGCTTCACCCATCGATCCAGCAAAACCAGCACCCTGTGAACCCGTATAACCCAATGAACCTGAATAACCTGTAGCTCCGCCAGGATCACCTTTAGAACCTTGATATCCGACAGATCCTTGATATCCGACAGATCCTAAATATCCTGTAGAACCAAAATATCCGACAGATCCTAAATATCCTGTAGAACCAAAATATCCAACAGATCCAGGGGATCCTTGAATCGCATCAAAATATCGAACTTCTATGATTGAGGTGTTGACAGGTGCGGTAGAGAATGTTATAATAGTATCAGTTACTGTATAATCAGAATCAGGTGTTTCGACTAACCCATTGACAAACACAAGGATGTGGTTTGTGTTTGCTACTGATTCTGCTAATGTAAATTGAGTATTGCTACCATTGGCAGTATATACAGATATCCTTGAAGGTTTACCTACGCCGCCAGATGTTCCTGTAGGTCCTATAGAACCTGTATAGCCTAATGAACCGGCAGAACCCGTATATCCTGTATCGCCGCCTGGCGTTCCAGCAGCACCTTGAGAACCTTGATATCCCGACGAACCAAAGAATCCGACTGAACCTAAGAAACCTGCAGAACCTTGAAATCCCACAGATCCGATAAACCCAACAGAACCTGTAAAACCTACAGAACCATCGTATCCATCTGAGACGATATAGCGAATTTCTATGTCGAAATTATTTAATGGAGCAGATGCAAAGATAATCTCAGATCCACTAATCGTATAATCAACACTAGGAACTTGCAGAAGCCCGTTAACAGAAACTAATATATTATTAGCTTGTGTTACTGTCTGTGTTAATGTATAATTAGTATTAGAACCATTTCCAGTGTTCTTTTGACTATAGAACCGAATCTGCTGTCATTCTCATCTCTAAAGAACTGGCCAAATTAGGATTTCCTGTAACTGTCTTTAATGCTTGTCAAGACGACGATAGTAGTCCAGGTATTTATGATGACGTAACTTACAGACCAGTCGGTAGCATTACTAATAATGATGTATTTGACATTGTTATTTCATCGAGAACCGTGGTTCCTTTCGTTCCAAATCATTATTATGAGGCATTCAATAGAGCGACTGCATATCCTTGTGCTATATTTCAAAACATGCGTAACAAGGCAAAGCACAAAATTCTCTGGATGCACGATACTTTCTGTAATGGAGATATCAATCTAGAAGATCTCGCTGTCAACGGACATATCGATAAGATATTTACCTTATCTGATTTTCATACATCATATGTCTCGACATGTGATCACGGCAAGAGGCGTAACTTCGAAGTATTGAAGAACAAGATATTTCAGACAAGAAATGGGATCGTCAATTATCTTGATGAAGTAGATATATCAAAGAAAGATCGCAACTTATTCGTATATAATGCTTCTGTGACAAAAGGAATGCTACCTCTCATCGACAGGGTATGGCCTAAGATCAAAAGGCATATACCAGAAGCACGATTGAAAGTGATCGGCGGGTATTATAGGTTTCGTTCTGACGGACCCCTAGATGCTCAAGGTGAGACGCATCAGAAGCTAATCCAAGATGAGAAATACAAAACTCTTGGCATCGAGTTCACGGGCATCATATCTCAGAGAGAGATCGCCGAGATATTATCTCAAGCATCCATGTTCCTTTATCCGGGAGCATTCCCAGAAACGTTTGGCATCTCTACATTAGAATCGCTCGCATATAATACGCCTCTGGTTGCGACTAGATTTGGTGCGTTAGAAGAGACTGCTATAGGTAATGCGTCTTATTTTATCGACTATGCTATCGAACCAAATAGTCTATTCAGAGATATCAATATAGAAACTCAGTGTGAGCGTTTTGCCGGATTAGTTCTTACTGCGTATAATAATCCTTATCTGCATCAGCAGAAACAATATTACTGCAACATAGTCAAAGATATCTCTACCTGGGATACGGTCGCTCTGCAATGGAAGCAACATTTCTTTAAAGAATTAAATCATTACCTTCCTGTGGATGAATATCGTAAAGTGTCTTATATCAATGATCGAGTGCATAAAGTATTCGGGCGTAGGTTTAGCAACAATGAAGAATGGAACACGTTTACGCAGAATAAAGAACAGCATATCGCTGTGATCACGCCTTTCTTTAATGCAGAGCAATATATCTTGAGGTGCATCGATTCTGTTGCTACACAGAACTACAACAACTGGACGATGTATCTGATCAATGATGCCAGCACTGATAGTGCCAAGTTTGCGATCAATCATAAATTAAAGACATTGCCAGAAGATATCAGATCCAAGATTACAATCATTACCAATAATGAAAATAAAGGTGCTGTGTATAATCAGATAAACACGATTAAAAATGTGTTTGGTCTAGACACTATCGTGATGCTCCTCGATGGTGATGATGCGCTGATCAATGATAACAACATATTTAATTTCTACAATAATCTCTATGCTGATGGTAAGACGGATTACTCATATGGAAGCTGTTGGTCAGAAGCGGATAACATTCCTCTGATCGCTCAACCATATCCAAAGGCGATCAGAGATTCTAAAAGCTATCGAGAATATAAGTTCAATTGGGGAATGCCGTATCCTCATCTCAGGACATTCCGTAGAGAGTTGTTGAATAATATTAATGATTCTGTATTTAAAGATGAGAACGGAGAATGGTTCAAAGCAGGCGGTGATAATGCTACATTCTATAATATAATAGAAAGAGCTGATCCTGATAAGATCAAAGTCGTGCAGGATATCGTCATGCTCTATAATGACAAGAACCCACTGAACGATTATAAAGTCAATGGTGAACTTCAGAATCAAACAGCAAACAAGATCACAAATTCGAATGATAAGAAGATACAGATAAACAAAGTAGAAGTAAATTCTACACCACGTCCTATGAATGTAGAAATAGTTCAAACAAAAGAAATGGTTGTAAAGAACGTCATGAAAAAAAAGATCTTAATCGCGATTCCTACAGCAAAGAACATCGAACCCAACACTTTTAAATCGATATATGATCTGAGAGTGCCTGAAGGATATGAGACGACATATCAGCATTTCTATGGGTATAATGTAGATCAGGTACGCAACTTGATCGCTGATTGGGTCGTCAAAGGATTCGACTATCTGTTTGCAGTCGACTATGACGTATCATTCCCGTCAGATACGTTAGAGAAGTTATTGTCACACGACAAGGATGTAGTGTCTGGTATCTATAGGCAGCGTAATCCTGACACACAGACCCTAGAGATATTCGAAGAGAATGATAGGGATGGATATTCTCATGTCGAATGGGAAAAAATCCGAGGTCAAGGATTGGTTCGTATCGGAGCTTGTGGATTTGGTTGTGTTCTTGTCAAGAAACAAGTAATGGCAGATATCGGATACCCGCAGTTTGTCTATAAGTCAGCGATAGATCACAACAATACATTCAGTGAAGATCTGTATTTTGCTAAGAAGGCGAAAGAAAAAGGATTCGAGATATACGCAGATACGACGATACTGTGCGATCATACGGGATCTTATACGTTCCGAGTTCAGTAGACAGGGACTACTGGCGCATCTCTAGGAACAGCAGGAAGCGTGCCTAACATATCAGTCGCTTCCTGTTTTAGGACTGATATGGGTTCTATCGTCTGATTGATCAATTTAACGATGATAGTCGTCTGCAAAGGAGCATACCTGCCAGTCGTCACCAGTATGTTATTGAACTTCGATACGGTTATCTTAGAGTCACGCATTAACGAGTGACTCCAGGATTCACTGTGACAAAACCTTCTATTATCCTGGATGTAACGTTGCTAGAATATAATTCTAGATCATAGACATATCTCGTTGATGATAGGTTTGCTGTGATGACAGAATTCATTGTCAACGTGATCGATCCTGCAGCTGAATTAACTGTGGTGTTTATCGTATTGAAAGTCGTAGATGTATACGTCTTTCTTATCTGAGAATTAGCAGTATATCCTGTCAGATCAAACGGATTGCCATCTACATCGACGAGATATAC